CCAACGGGCGCCGCATACGACACCATAACGCAGGCTTGCAGCGCATGGGTAACACAACTCGCACGCAACGAAGCTCTTACCGTGAACGCGACTTCCTCGCTATGTTCCGTCCGGCGAACCTCTGACGACTACGATTTTTCCGCCCCAATGCGCCAACGCGTCAAACAAGGTCAGAGCACCGTGACCGGTTACGCACCCGCTACAAATCAGGAATTCCTCGATGAGATAGCTCGCCAGTCCGGCTGGCCTGCTGGCTCAAAGATCAGTGACGTCCTGGCATCGCCCGAAGCATCAGACGGCGAAAAAATCCAGACCATCCCCGATACCGTCACCGGCCCCGCTACAACACCCGGCAAGCAATCCGTAACGCAGAACACGACCAACAACACCACTAGCACGACAACAACGAACCATAACCACACCTACGAAGGGAACACCATCACGACCACGAACGTGACCAACACGGTAATCACCAACACGACAACTGGCGACACGATCACAAACACGACAACAACAGAGTCACCGTCACCCGAGAAAGACCCGGTAGACGAATGCGAAGCAAATCCCGAACGCGTTTCGTGCCTTGACACAGATACACCAGAGTTGGAGATTCCCAAAGAGACAAAGACCATTTCCTACAGTGAGGAAAACGTGTTTGGCACCGGCGCATGCCCTGCAAATTTGACGGCGAACGTAGGCACTCTGGGCAAGTCGATCACCGTGTGGGACTGGCAAAAAACCTGCGATTACTCAATTGGCCTTCGCGCCCTCGTCATCGCACTGGCAACCTTTGCCGCTGCCTTAATCATCATGCCCGGGAGCACAAGAGTATGAAACTCGGAACTTGGCTGCTGTCCATGTGTCAGCCTCTTATCGCAAAAATCCTGCTGTCACTCGGATTCAGCGTTGTTTCAATCGTCGGCATGGACGCTGTGCTGACACAGCTAAAGTCTGGCGTCGTCACAAGTTTCAACGGGATGCCCTCGGTGTGGGTCGAGTTCGCGCTGTACCTCTGGATCGGAAAAGGCATCGGGATTATCTTCGGCGCACTCACTACAAAGCTCATGCTTTGGACTATCCAGAATGCAACTTCCATGCTCGGAAAGAACGCCTCATGAGTTGGCTATACCGCACCTTTGGCCCCGCCTTCGTGTGGCGCCTCGGTTCCATCGCCGCAACCGCTGCCGTTGCCGCCCTCGCGGTTTACTTCCAATGATTACCGGAGAGACCGGCCTCCCCGGCGCTGGCAAAACCCTTTATTGCGTAGACAAGCTGCTGCGCCCTCTTGTCGGTTCCAGCGTCGAATACGAAACACAGGACGGCTCTAAAGCTAAAGCGCCTCGCACCATTTACACCAACATCAATGGCTTGTTGTTGGAACACGAAAAGATCAACGCAGGCGCCCCCTGGACATACGACACGCGCACCGACACATGGACACAACCAGCGGACGGTGACAAGCACGGCTTGAACAATTGGCACGAGTGGGCAAAGCCCGGGGCTGTTATCGTATTCGACGAAATTCAAAAACCTTGGCCGCTCGCCGCGTCCGGTTCAAGAGTGCCACCTTGCATAACGGCTCTTGAAACTCACCGGCACATGGGCGTCGATTTTATTGTGTTGACCCAACACCCCATGCTCATACACGCGAACCTTGTTCGCCTCATAGGGCGGCATTTGCACGTGCGGCGCATGGGCAACATGGGCCTAGCCATCGTCTATGAATGGGACAGTTGCAGCCGCACCCTTCTCTACAAAAACGCTTTCACAAAGTCTGCATACCGATACGACAAAAAGGTTTTCGAGCTATACAAATCCGCCGAACTTCACACCAAACAACCGCGCAAAATCCCGGCTTTGATCTGGGGCGTCATGTTCGGCCTCGGCGCTCTCGCATGGTTCGGTCCCGCTGCATACGGCAGGATTTCCGAGCGCATCAACCCATCCCCGGTTGTTCTCGATGTGCCGGGCCAAAAGCAAGCGCCATCCGCTCTAGGCTCACTCCCAGCTGCACAGCCCGCTATGGTTACGACTACCGTCGAAAACCCGGTGCCCCCTCCCTCACCAGAGGTTGCCGGATGTGCAAGCGTTAAAGGCGTCTGCCGTTGTTATGACAAAGACGCCATACACATCCCGAAGCCTGAAGCCTTCTGCACGGCGCGTCTTACACCTGCTGTCGCCTCGCTAGGCGTCAAACCGACAATCTCCAGCCCTGAGCCACGACCTACCGATTTCACGGCCTCTGACGCCGCCGTTCTGGCGTGGATGAATCGCAAACCCCCTTTTTGATAGACTGGCCCTCTGGGGTATGGGGCCTTCGCCCCATGTAGCGAAGCGCGACGGTGCCGCACTTCGCACACCACTCAGGCGTAAAAAAACCCGCTATTCGGCGGGTCTGGGTTCTCCTCTAATCGGAGGAGGACTGCTTAACAATACGCAAATCGTACGCTTCAAATTTCACGCTTTATACATCGTGGAACATCAAGCATCATCAGACCAAAGGGCAGACTGACCAGAGCGAGAACGACGCCATGCAGCGCCGCGCCAGTCTGTCGAGACCACTTTCCCAAGATCACGCGCAGTTGATCGCCCCGTGTGGTGCCCGCTGTCTCTTCAAGCGTCGCACGCACCAGCTCCTGCACTGGGTCGTCACCACATAGGGACGCAAGCCGCGCCCGGTCAGCGGGACTACAGCGCTTCCGCTCGTCGCGCCAGTCATAGACCTGACTGCTGGAGCAGCCAAGAACTTTTGCAAGCCTGTTCGGGTTGCCTACCTTTTCGGCGGCTTTGTCAATAAGGGTTTTTATATCCATTGGAGTCACTCCGTTCGGGTTAGAGTCCTACAACTCCAGCAGAGTTACTTTCACTCTGTTGGAGTACACGCACTTTAACCTCATTTATGGAGCCACACCATGACCCTCAAAGTAACAATCCTCGCCGCCACCTGTCGTGAAAACAAGGGCCTCGCCAAAGCACCGCCCCACAACCCCTACCACATGTTTTTCCAGACGGCGTACGTCCACACGTTCGACAAAAACACCCTCGCCCCCAACCCCTACCCAGAAAAGCTCGAGATCACTCTCGACACCACCGGCACGATCAAGGACGGCAACGTCCAACCTGTCATCCTCGCCCCCGGCGAATACGAGTTGCACCCGGCCAGCTTCTATGTGGGCAAGTTTGGGCTTGAAGTGGCTCCCAAGCTCACTCCGCTGACGCAGAAGAAAACAACCTGAGCCGGGTGCATTCATGTCCCGCGCTTTGCAACTGCAAGCAGCAAAGGCCGCTGTCCGCGCCTCGATGATTGCGCTTCTCTACGAAGTGTCCATGATTGAGGAACAGCCGCCTTTTGACGCGCTCACCGTTACGGCCCAATTCGACGACGATCATTGTGAGGTCGGCTACCTCATCGCTATCGATGACATGCCCCTTGCTGGCGGCTCGCTATGAAGCACGTTGTCCATTGCAACTACCCCGGCGGCAAAGTCCTTACGTACTACGCCATCGACGCACGCGACGCCCGCGCGTTCGTTACACGTCTCCACAAAAGCTCACCCGGCTTCACATTCGTGTTTGAGGTGCTGCGATGAACGCCGCTGCACAACTCAACATGTTCGAACCAGAGGGACAGACCCTCGCCGAACTTGTGGCGACACACAAGCGCAATGCAGAGTTTGAGCTTCGAAAGTCCATCAATCTCGAAAAGGCCGGGTATCACGCCGCGTCGGTCCAGTCCTGCATTGCGTCGGAAAAGCTTTTCGAGTTGGCAGCGGAATGCGAGATGGCCCTCCAGTTCGAACAGTTGGCCGGAGTCGTATGAACGCGGCAGCATTGAACACAACAGGCAACGGCGACGGCTGGAGCGGGCGCGAAGCGCACGCGCAGGCCGTCCCCGTTGCGGGCTTGTCTCAGTATCAACAAGTCGAACGACAGTTCAACCCAGAGGGTTTGTCTGCCGTGTATTTCATGGCCGAACACGGTATCACCATCGACGCGCAGCAAGCACGCGTTACCCGGCTCCGTAAAGGGGTCGGCATCGCCGCCAAGTTTCTCCACAACGCATCAGGTCCCCGCGCCGTCAAGTGCATGGTCACCTTGACTTACGCAGGCGACAACTCGTCCTGGCGTCCCAAGCACATGTCAACCTACATCGCCGCCGTCAAGATGTGGTACTCCCGCCTTACGGGGGAAAAGCTTCGTTACGTCTGGGTCGCAGAGCTTCAGGAACGGGGCGTTATTCACTACCACGCTGTTTTCTGGCTCAAGAAGGGCGTCACCATGCCCAAGGCAGACAAACGCGGCTGGTGGCCTCATGGCATGAGCCGCACCGAGAAGGCCGATAAGCCAATCGGCTACCTCATGTCCTACCTCTCAAAAATTGAATCCAAGAACGTCTCGGAGTTTCCCCATGGAGCACGCATTTCCGGTAATGGTGGCCTTTGCAAAACTGGCCGCGATTGCAAGCGTTGGGTTTTATGGCCTGCGTATCTACAGGGCAATGCTGCAGCCGGTGACAGCTTCCGACCTGCGAAGGGAGGCGGTTTTGTCAATACTCACAGCGGAGAGTTCTTCCGATCTGAGTATCAGCCAATGGGTAGCAGTTTCAAGAGCTTCTTTCGCGTCCACACCCACCCTAGACAAGTGGACGCCTCTGGTCCGTTCTCTTGGATACGGCCCAATCAGGAGACGCTGACCCTGCATTAATTGGCACGGTAAGCCCTCCAGCGTTGTGAAACGTCGAAGGTTTACCGGGGCAATTTCGCCCCTTTGTTCACAAAGGAAAATCCATGAACCGCAATCTGAAACTCCGCCTGTTGGCCGTCCCTGCTTTCGTCGCTGCAACTGCTGGCTCTGCAATGGCTGCACTGCCCGCTGGCGCTGAGACCGCCATCACGACCTACCAGACCGACGTCGTGACCGTCATCGGTCTGATGATCGCCGCTGGCATCGCCATCTTCGCTGTGCGCAAGCTCGGCAGCAAGATGGGCTGGCTGTAAAGCATTCCCCGGGGCCTCACGGCCTCGGGTTTTTCAGCCTGGACAAACACCGGACATTTTCAAAATGCTACCCGCTTGCACCGCAACGCAAAAGCCCTTTTATGTTGCTTACGGCAACAGTCTTTCATACACAGGAGATACCCCCGGAGGCGCCTGTAAGTTTTTCGTGGACAACACCAGCATCTCGTACTCCGGCGGCACAGAGCATCAATGTGCTACCTCTGTCGGCACCTATCCCATAAGCAAGCTTTGCGACGACTCCCCACAATTTACCGTCGAAAAAATGCAGGACATGGCTACCGTCTGGGGCCTCTTTTTACTTGCGGCAATCGTCATTCTCTGCGCCCGCAAAATCCTCAACATATTCGACAGGGCTCCCCATGCCGAAGGATAAAAATCATGACTGGAATCGAACTCCAATTCGCAATGCTTTCTTGCTTCTTGCTCTGGGTTGCCTTTCACTGACAGGCCATGCTGCCGTCAACGCGCCTAGCGCTTTCGACCGCTTTATGGAACAGGCCACAGGCGCCGGTAAACAAACTGTTGATTTCAGCAAGAACGGCACACCCGTTGCCGTTCCCGGTGTCCCACGGATTGACACAGACGGAAGCGCAAACCCCTATGCAAAGCAAACAGGCTCCGTCCGCAATCCGTCCGGCAACCCGGTGCCTGTCGAGGTCAAGCGCAAGATACCCTCTGCCGCTGTCGGCAAAGCAGTCGGCAAAGCTATGGCGAAAGCGTTACCCGGTGTTGGCGTCGCCATCGCCATCAAGGAACTAGCGGAGGAACTCGGGTGGGATTTCACGGCAAATCCTGACGGAACAATGTCCCCCAAAAAGCCGCAAACCATCTGTCAGGACGGCACCCTCAACTGCTATGAATACTTCACCGTCTATCCGGGCACAGAGGCACCAACGGGCGCCGCATACGACACCATAACGCAGGCTTGCAGCGCATGGGTAACACAACTCGCACGCAACGAAGCTCTTACCGTGAACGCGACTT